ATACGGAGCGGGATCGGGGTATAGGACCGCTTGTCAGCGCCGATCCATACTGGTAAGCGCGCCGCTCTTTCCGGACGCAATCGCGTCCGGCAGGCCGCTTTAGCTCAGTTGGTAGAGCATCGCATTCGTAATGCGGGGGTCACAGGTTCGAGTCCTGTAAGCGGCACCATTCGCAAGTTGTTGATTTTAAATCACATTTTGCCACTCCCTTCCAAAATGATCGCTGGTGCGGCTCCGGTAAGGTTCCGGTGCAGGCAGCCTGGGGCGAGCTTTTCGATATCGGTGATGATGCTCTCCAGCGCGGTGACGACGCTGGGGAATTCACCGATTGCGTAGACTTCCGTCTGGCTGCCGTCGTGGTGGCCCATGAACCCTTCCAGATCCCACTTCGTGGCGGCGCGGTTGCGGGCTAGAGTGGCGAGGCTGTGGCGCAGGACGTAGGATCGCCACTCGCGGCCCTTTGGCAGCTCCAGCTTGGTGAGCATGGTGTCCCAGGCGCGGTCGACGTCCTGGACGGGCTGGCCGTGATAGTTGACCAGCCAGCCACGCCCGACGCGTTCGTGCGGCTTGAGCGCCGTGTAGGTCGCGTATTCAGCGCGCAGCCATTGATCGAGCAGCGGCAGGACCGGGAGCAGAGCGCGATGCTTCTTGTTCTGGGTGCGACCTTGTGGGTTGAGGTCGATCGTGGGCGCACCCGGCCACCATTGCTGGCGATCGGGGGCGACGTTGATGTCGACGACGGCACCGGGCCGCGCGATCGTGCAGATCGAGGCGACGAGGAAGGCGCGCAGGGAGCCGCGCTGGCGGCCGGGCTCCGCCGCGTAGGCGACCATCTTCGCCAGCTCGTCGATCCCGATTCGAGTGCGACGCTTGCGCTGCACCTGGCGCGCGGGGAGGGGCTTGTAGATCGGCCGTTTGTCGGAGCGGGGCGGCTCTGCGTTCGCGGCGTGATTCAGCACGGCGATCAGCTGCGCGATCGACGCCTCGGTGGCGGCGGGCGAGCGGGCGCGGGAGACCGTGACTTCGCCCGCGCCGTTGCGCCACTCGACCGGCTGCTGGCGGGACCAGGCGCGGAAGGCGTGGACGAAAACCGACGAGCAGGCGGCGGCGCAGCTGGTTGAGTGGCCGAACCGGCCCTCGGCGCCGAACGCTTCCTCCGCATCGAGAAATGCAACGACGTGCGCAAGGCGGCCGGAGATCGTGTCGGCCGAGACGCGGGTGTTGCCCCATTCGATCTTATAGTCCGCGATCGCGTCGGTCAGCAGGTACGCCTGCGCCTGAGCGAGCGTCTGTCCGCATGCGTGGCAGAACGCCGGGGCCTCGTCCTTGTCGGCGAGGTAGAGCTTGTCCAACGCTAGGATGGCTGCGCCCTGATCGATTGTACCCGTTGACGCGCTGCGTTCACGTCGCGCGTCGGCGTCGTACCACCAGATGTAGAGATTGGGGCTGCGGAGGGTTCCGTCTGCCCGCTGATCGTGGGCGAGCCAGTACTTCCCGCGCTGATAGACCGGCGCCGCGCGCTTCGGCATTCTGTCTGTTCCTTGAGGTAGGCGGCTTTGGCCGGATGCGTGATGTTGAAGAGGCCGAGCTCGACGAGGAGGTCGATGTCGGCGGGGCCAAGGCGGACGCCCTTTCCATGCTCGACCGCCCGCGAAAGCTTGCGGTCGAGCTGCACGATCAGGGGCGCGTTCACAGGATCAGCCACCCGACGAACAGCGCGGCGAGAATCGCCAGGACGATCATGATGGCGTCCGCAGTTGCGGCGGTGTCTTCGTCACCCATTGGGTTCCTCCAGTTGGTCGCGAGCGAAATCAGAACATCGGCGGCGGGCGGCGCGGAATCGGGTGGAGGTCAGCCGCGCGGCAGGTGAAGGCGCTGCCGTCGTCGAACCGGACCCCAGCGAAGTGGCAATGCGGGGAGAGCGCGTCACCGTGCTGGCCGCGGCGCTGTCCGATGCCGAGATAGACGACGCGGTCGCCATGGGAGAGGCCGTGGCGGGGCACATCAGTGCAGCTGCTCGGGGGAGAGCGGCGTACTGGCGTCTTCGCCCTGCCCTGGACGAGCGAAGAGGGAGTCGTGCGAGGAGCGCTCGATGGTCTTACCGGGGAGGTTGCGCCGAAGCCGCCAGAGGCGGGATCGCGATGACCGCGAGAAGCGCGTTTCCACCAGCTCCAGCGCGACAGTGACGCTATACCCGTTCCGCTCGCAGTGAAACGAGCGGAAGAGGACGAACCTGCACCGCCAGGGCGCGGGGCGGTGATGCCTCCGCAAAGGGTTCTGCAGCAGCATGATCAGATGCCCAGCACTTGCTTGTATGTTTCGAGCAGCATCTCCGCTTCGTCGCGGTGGTGCTTCTCCATTTTCCGCAGGCGGATGATCTGGCGGATGGTCTTCACGTCGAAGCCGGTAGACTTTGCCTCGCCGTAGGTGTCCTTGACGTCGTCGCTGATGCCCTTCTTCTCTTCCTCGAGCCGCTCGATGCGCTCGATCAGCAGGCGGAGCTGCTCGGCGGAAATGCTGTCGCTCATGAGGGCTTCCTTGGGTTGGAGCGGTCGAACTGGTCGCAGTAGGTGCGGATGGATTTGCGCAGGGCGCGTTCGCCGATCGCGGCGCCGGCCAGGCCGACAGCGATGCCGGCCAGCGTGATGCCGTTGGCGCCGCTGGCGATGGTGCCGCTGACGAAACCGAAGGTGGCGAGGTCCCACAGGCTGGCTCGGTCGCCGAACACGACACTGAGGGCGCGCAGGCCGATGGAGGGCTTGGGTTCGAGCATGGTCAGATCCCGCAGATGAGGGCGAGGGCAGGAGCGCCGCCGATCGCGGCGACCAGGGCGAGGCCCAAGGCGATGCCGGTCAGCGTGAGGGCGGAGATCCTGTTGAGGGTGAGCGGCAGCCGGGCGGGGCGCTTCGCGCGCACGACGATCACCAGCGCGCCGTCGTCGCCGGCGGCGGTCGCGGGATCGTAGCCCAGCCAGATCGGCGCGGCGGGGGTGGCGACCAGGTCGCGCATCACAGTGCCTTGCCCGCGCAGCGGGTGCAGATGGCGGCGCCGGGGCGGCTCGTGTCGTGCCAGGCGCAGGCGGTATGTCCGTCCGTCGACACGCAAGCATCGTTCTGGGTGCAGCCGCAGCCGACGCAGGCCAGCGGGTGGCGGGCGAGGGGATCGTGGGCGAGTTGGCGGTAGACGTCCGCGTCGAAGGGAAAGGCGACCTGAAGCCGTTCCAGCGTCAAGTCGATGCGGGCGCGGACGCCTGGTTTTTCCAGCGCGGTGATGAGGCTGACCGCCAGATCTACCTTGGCCTGGTCGGCACCAAACATGCGCCGTGCGGCCTGTGAAACGGTGAGGTCGGCGGCCTGGCGGCGCAGGCGGAGGTAGAGCCACGGCGTCATGGCCGTGGCTTCGGCCATCGTGAGCAGAGCGCGGGTAGTGCGGCGTGGGGCGGGGGCGAAATGGATCATGGCGGGGTCTCTCGCGGGCAAGGCGGGGGCGTTCCCGCCGACGGGTCGTCGGCGGGCCGGTTGGCGAACTCGGGGGGAGTGGTTGGCTTAGAGGCCGATCACGGCGTGGGGCGTGCCCTCGTCATTTGCAGGCGGCGGCACCCCCCGGCCGCTGTCGCCGGCGAAGCCGGAAAGGGTGAGGTTGGCCGCGTCATTGGCAGCCAGGACGTCCGTGCCGATCTCCGGCTTCTGGACGCGCGGCGGCGAGCTGCGGATCATCACCGTTGGATCAGGCTTCGCCGAGGGCGAAATCTGATGGGTGATTTCGTGGGCGACGCCGTAGGTCGCGCCGCATTCGGGATCGAGGCAGGCGACATGCGCCTGCCGATAGTAAGCGGACAGCAGTCGGCTGGTTCGGATGTGCATCGGCCCCTTGCAATGCGGACAGCGCAACGCGGCCTTGGAAATCGTCATGGTTGGTTCGTACCCCCGGCTCTCCCCGGCCCCGTCGACGTGACGCTGCGGAGGAAGTTGGGCAGGCGCCGGCGTATGCGGCGCAGTACGCCATCGACCTGCTGCACCTCTGACATCGCGCGATGATGATCACGCGGGGAGGCGCCGGGCTGGGAGGCGCTGAACAAGGCGGCGTGAAGCTCCGATGCTTCACGGATGAAATCGATCGAGTCGGCGACGAGCGCGCGGCGGCAGGCGTCCTGGCGCTCGACGACGATGCCCAGCTGCTGAGCATAGGCATCGCGGAAGGGCGCGTCCTCACCGCCGGCGAGCTGATAGGCGACATCAAGGGCGAGCGCCTGGCGCAGCGACGGCAAGGTGCCGCTGTTGGGGTTCATCCACTCGTAAATGGTGCGCTCCGAATAGCGGCGACGGCCGGTGCCGTTCACCGCCTTGATCGTGGCGGCCACACCGAGCAGCCCGACGATCTTGGTCATCGCGTCAGGAAACGTGTCGGGAATGCGGGGTTGCGTCATGCCGCCTCGCTCGACTGCAAACCGGCGGGGGTATCGCAATCGACCCCTGCGTCATGAATGCGGTACGGGTGAGGCATGGTGTCCGCAGGAAGAGGGGGGCGACCGATGCTGATCAACGCGACAGCGGCAGCTTGAGGAATGACCTGATCCGGCCAGTTCGCAGGTACGCGGAACCAAGTCGCAAACTTCTCCAAGTTGGTCACCGAGAAGGTTTTCCCCGCGCGGAGGCGGTTAAAGAACGCTCCGCTGCTGACGACGATCGTTGCGACGCGCGAAAGCGATTTGCCGCCCCAGCGGGCGACTTCAGCTTCGTACGAATCGGCGACCGTTCGCAGGGCGTTCTCGTATGCGTCATCCATGACCCATCTAATGAGCTATACGTAGCTCACCGTCAAGTCACAAATGACGCTCGTCGTAACGGGTGCAATGCGGCATACGTGACGCGGTGAGGCCGATAGACATCCTGAAGGAGCGCGTGGCGGCGAAGCTGAGCGAGCTGAACGTCAGTGCGCGCGAGATCTCTCTTGCCGCGACTGGTCAGCCAGGAGCCATTCGCAACATCCTTTCTAAGAACGCTATGCCTAGCATCGACCGCTTAGATGCGATCGCCTCAGAGCTTGGCACTACGTCTGATTGGCTACTCGGGCGCGAGCAGGGGATTGAACGAACGATCCCCGCTGATGGCGTTGTATCGCCCGAGGCGCTTCGCCGCCTGCCTAAGACGCTGCCAATTTATGGAAGCGCTTTGGGTGCCGATCTGGAGTTCCATGCAGAAGGCGGCGTTTCGGTCAGTGTCGAGCAAACGGAGGTGCATATGGCGGCACCGCTCGACTACATGGCCCGCCCGATCGGCGTGACCGGCCGCCCAGATCTCTACGTCGTGGAGATCGTCGGGCACTCGATGGAGCCGCGCTACGAATCGGGGCGTCGGCTCCTGGTCGATCCCAAGCGCGCGCCCGGCGTGGGTGCCGACGTCGTCATCCAGCTGCGCGGCCCGACCTTCGACGGCGAAGAGATCCGCCATGTCCTGATCAAGCAGCTGGTGCGGCGGCGCCCCGAGGCGATCGTGCTGCGCCAGTTCAACCCGTATATCGAATTCGAAGTGCCGAACGCACAGGTAGGAGCGGTCCACCGCGTGATGCCTTGGGAAGAGGCGCTCGGATTTTAGCCCATGATGGCGAGCGTCGGCTTAGTGACTCTGGAGGGTAAAATATGGTTGATTTCAAATCTGCAGCAGTCCTCGTCTGGATGTTTTCTGACGAAACGCCGAGCCTCGAATCTTTCCAAGTCAGCGACGACGATATGCCAGAAGCTTACGGGTACTGGGAGTTAGGAGCCGCTTTGATAGCTGCTCGGCGCTCGCATGAGGATGACAAAGTTGCCTGGATCAAGGTGGAGAATGTTGTTTTGCCTCCCGGCGAGTGCGAGCAGGCGTACAATCGGTTTAGGAGCGGTCAGGCGTTTTAGGTAATCTGTAAGTTATGGCGATCACATGCCGATCATAGGATTTTCGATTTGAGCACCGTTCCACCAGCCGCCTTCAGCGCAAACATCGCGGAGCCAGAGCCTCTCGCTAAGCTACAGTTGGATGTCACGAACCCGAGGTTTGGCGGACAGCAGGCCGGCTTGGTTGATCAGGCGGCTGTGCTCGATCACATCGTAAACACTTATGGCATAGACGACGTCATCAGCTCGCTTGCTGTTAACGGATACTTCAAAGCCGAGCCCCTCGTCGGCAAGGTTGTTGGCGACGAAATCAAGATCGTTGAAGGCAACCGGCGTCTGGCTGCGTGCCTGATCCTTTCAAACGATGATCGAGCAAGAAATCAGTCGATCAAAGGCGCGCCATATCGCGAGCTTTGGGTTAAGCACGGTTCTAAGAGCATTGATCCCGTTCCGGTCATTAGCTTTGCCGAAGATGCAGATGATGCCGAACTCTTGTCTTACCTGGGCGTGCGTCACATTTCAGCTTCGGCTCCTTGGGACAGCTATGCCAAAGCTCACTGGGCGGCTCAGGTTGTCCAGTCTACCAAATTAACGGTCAACGATATCTCGACAATGATCGGTGATCCGCATCGAACGGTAGCTCGACTATTAGAGGGCTACTACGTCGTTCAGCAGGCAGTGAAGTCTGGGCATTTCATACCATCGGACTCCGTTCGCAATGGTCGGGGAAGTGTGACGGAATACCCTTTCTCTTGGGTATACACGATACTTGGGTACACGGCAGCTCGGGACTTCGTCGGCATGCCAGACGATGGGCCGAAACCAAACCCGATCCCTACCGAGCGTCTTGAGAATGTCGCGTTTATGATGCGAGCAATGTTCGGTAGCAAGTCTGCTGGACTTAACTCTGTAATACGAGATTCGCGTGCGCTGGGTAACCTCGCGTCCGCGTTCGGCGATCGAGATAAAGTCGATTACATGCGCTTCGGCACATCGCTGGACGAGGTGCTCCGGCTTACGCAGCCGGTAGAAGAACGCATCGCTCAAAATCTTGTAGAAGTTAGAAGGCTACAGGCCGAACTTGCCGGCGTCGTTTCATCATCAGCTATCCCAGTGAATGTCGCTGAGGCCAACTTAACTCTGGCGAGCGCCAATCGGCGAGCGGCAGCATCGTTCGAGAAGAGCCTCAGAGACATCGTGAACCCGGATGATGATCTGTGAGGGACGCATATTCTGTTCGCCTCCAGGAGCAGAAGGTTGCTCGCGACGCGGATCAAACTGAGAAGGTAGCTATTCTCACGGGCAGTACTGTCATCGACGCGGGGATGCGCGACGATGTCATTGCGGACGCGCTTGAGGATGATGAGTTTGATCCCGGAGTGGCTGGGCTTCAAGACGATGAGCCTGGTCGTGAGCGTTGGCATCGCCTTGATCTCGGCGTTGAAGGTGGCGTCAGCGCAATCTCGGAGGAGATACAGCGACGGATCAGATACCTTGGAGCTGCATATCCGTTCGACCTCGATCGAGGAACCCTGACGTATCGAGGTCCAAGCAGTGGCTTTTATGAGTACTGCCTCGGTATCTCACTGGCGCCTAACATCACTACTGGCGCCTACGTGCAACTGCCTAGAACCTTCGAACGCATCGCGGCCCTGCTGACGAAACTCTACATGGGCGTGCACACCGAAGTCTTTAATAGTGGTGCGCCGCGTGACGCTCCGTTCGGCACATGGCTGTCGGCTATGGAAGAAATTCGCCGCTTGACGGGCGAGTGGTGGTGGCAGCCCCACGAAGGTTTGCCCGAAGCCCCTAATGTCGGTGGCGACGGGACGATAGACTTTGTGGTTTGGAAACGGCAGCTCGACAACAGAAAGGGCAACCTTTTCGTTCTCGGCCAGTGCGCCTGCGGCGGAAATTGGGATCAAAAACTAGACGAACTGTCATTGGCAGCGCTAGGCGCTTGGTTTCACCCTGTAAGCTGGGTTGCCCCTATACGAGCGTTCGCTACTCCCTTCGCACTGTCGGATGGCAACTTTCAAATCGCACATGTGCGAGCGGGCTGGGTGCTCGATCGCATTCGCCTCACCGCCATTGCAGAGGAAGTGCGCGAAGATCCTGAGTATGTTACCTGGCGAGCGACGCTGACGGAGCTGGCCCAACTAGCCATGCCAAAAGCTGCATAGAGACGAATTCCACCTTGGCGGCGAGGCGCCGAGCGCTATAGGCTCGGAAGCTCAAGAGGGGGGACGGTTTCAAATGCCAACGGCGGTGTCGCTGTTTTCTGGATGCGGCGGATCCGACGCGGGTTTGGCCACGGCTGGCTTCGACGTACTGATGGCGAATGATGTCCTGAGCTATGCTCGCGACGTATATAAAGCCAATCTGCCCGAAACGGATTTCCGCCTGGGCGATGTCACTGATATAAAACACTTTCCGGCCGCTGATCTGCTTGTGGGCTGTTATCCCTGTCAGGGCTTCAGTCAGGCTGGTGTTCGAGACCCCTCGCGTAAGATCAATTTCCTATATCGCGAATTTGTTCGGGCGTTGCAGCTAATCAAGCCAAAGGCGTTCATCGTCGAGAACGTCTCCGGCATGGTCCGCGACGATAACCTTCACCTTTTTCGCAACCAGATCACGAGATTTCGCCTGTCAGGCTATCGCGTGAATGCCGGCATTCTCGACGCACGGGAGTTCGGTGTGCCGCAGGAGCGCCGCCGCCTCTTCTTCGTAGGAGTGCGTTCTGATTTCGGCGTCAAGTACAGCTTCCCGGACGCAACTCATCGCTATGCGGAAGGCGATGACGATGCACTGCCCTTGTGCCCGACCATCGGTGAGACGATCGGGGACATGGAGGCGTGGCCAACCGGGGAATTCGACGCTCAACCATTCCACTGGTACTACTTGTCGCGAAACCGCTACCGCGGCTGGGGCGAGCGCAGCAGAACCATCGTTGCCAGCAGCAGGCATGCTCCGCTTCATCCCGTCAGCCCAGCGCTGAAGCGCATTCACACTGACAAGTGGGAGTTCGTGTCAGACGCGCCGGCCCGCCGCATATCCTATCGTGAAGCAGCGCGGCTTCAGGGCTTCGGGGACTTGGTGTTCCCCGAGACCGCCGGATTAGCGTCGAAGTATCGCGTCGTTGGCAACGCAGTGCCACCGCCCGTGTTCGCGGCTGTGGCCGGAGCATTGCCGAACATCTGGTAGCCGCAGCACTATCACTCCGGCTTCTGGGCGTCCTTTGTTGGCCCAGATACCAAGTGAAATGAGGGTGACTCAGTGCTGTTCCAGCTTTCGAGCGTTACACCACAAGCGCATTCATAGCTGTCTTTGTCGCGCATTGGAAAACGAAAAACCGAACGTTTGTAGACGCGTCCGCAATTGTCACAGGTCACATTTCCGGTTTCTGCCGACGTCCACGTTTTTACCATCGCTTCTCTCCCTGCTCTGCGCCATCTTTCGAGATGGTGCTAGACGGGCCAGTGTAACTCTGGGTGTTAGATCACGCGAGCCTCTAAAACGTTCGCTAGCTGCCGATCAGCGAACCTGCGTGACCTTCAGCGTTCCGGCCGCTGCAGGCCGCAACACGTCGCCGGCAGGCACGGCAGGATTGAGCCATTTCGCCCAATCGGCCCGCCCAAGCACGACGATCTGCCGGTCGTGATAGGGCGCGATGTCCGGCCCAGGTGAGGTGGTGAGCATGGTGTATGCTTCGCCGACCTTCGCGTCCGTGCGCAGGAGCCCCGCGATGCAGAAGAAGGGCTCATCGGGCATGGTGAAGAGCCACTTGCTCTTTGGCCGCTTCTTGGGCGCGCCCTCGACGGGTGGCGGATCGGTGAACTCGTAGAAGCCATCCGCGATGATCAGCACGCGCCCGCTGTCGAAGGTGCGCCCCTCAGACCGGAAGTTGTAGACGGGCTTGCCGGTTGGGCCGGGCCAGCTCCAGCGGCGCATGACAAGCTCTGCGCCTTCGGCACCCTGGCGGACGATCGCGTGGCGATCGGTGATCTTGATGCTGTTGCTGGGCGGGAGGTTCGGTAACCCTTCGGGAAAGCGCACGGGGACGCCGATCTGCGAGAACTCATAGCTGAGTTGGTCGATGTCGACGTGGCTGCGATGCTCATTGCACATGGCGGCTTCAATGCCCGATCGGCGGGAAAGTGTCGCCCCGCTGATCCCGTTGTGACCCCTTGGCTAATCCGTTGTCACAGCCGTTTCCAGCTTCAGGTCAGTGCGAAGGCCGCCTTGACCGTCAAGGTTATGGGTGACCTCCGAGACGAGCCAGTTCGCGCCGTCCACGCCCTTCTTGAAGCCGGTTACCGCCAGGCGGCGATCGGGGTAGAGATCGGGGCGGCCGAGGGCGAGCGACACGGTCAGCTCGGCGCCGCCGCGCGCGACGCGGCCGGCCTCGGCCTGGGCAGCGGCTTCGGCGTCGGCCTTGCTGTGGAAGGTCTTTTTCAGGCGGCGGACTTTGGTGTCGCCGCCGGCGGCTTTGCCGGCGACGGCGTGGCTCACCGTCTTGCGCTCGGCTGCGCCCCCGTCGTGCCAGCGTGCCTCGACCTTGGTGTAGGCGTCGCGCTCGCTGGTCTTCCAGGACGCGCGATCGCCGGCGCTGCGCAGGATCGTGGCGGCGGGGATGGCGGCGCCCGAGCTGGTGGTGGCGGTGCCGATCGGCTTGAGGATCAGGCGGCGATCCTTGACCGTAGCGACGGCGTCGTGGCGGCGGCCGAGTTCGCGGATCATCGCCATGTCGCTCTTTCCGTCCTGGACCAGGACGGGGACGGCGATGCCGGCGAGGGCGGGATCGAAATGGGCGGTGTAGCCATGGGCGGCGGCGACGCGCTGTGCGACCGCGCCCAGGGTGGTGTCGCGGTGACTGCGCTCGCGGCGGACGCGGTAGCCGGCGGTGAGATCGGCCGAGCGGGCGCGGACGGTGATGGTGTCGGGCGCGCTATCCCAGCTGGCATCGTCGACGGTGAAGCGGCCCTTGTCGACCAGGCCGGCGATCACGTCGGTGCCGCGACGCCAGCCCAACGCGCAGGTGATGACCACGCCCTTACGCGGGATGGCTAGCTTGCCGTCGGAATCGTCGAGCACCAGCTCGAGCTCGTCGGCTTCGCCGCCGCGCTTCTCGGTCAGGCGCAGGGAGATCAGGCGGGGGCGCAGCCGGTCGGTCAGATCCTTGCCATCCATGGTGACGCGGAAGTCGGCGAGGTTCTGGCGGCGGTCGGTTGCGGGGGGAACGGTGATCATCAGCCGACGCGGTCCAGCTCGACCGCGAAGTCGACCTTGCGGGGCACCCCGTCGAGCATAAGGGTGCTGCCGCGCTCGTCGATCGAAAGGATGACGAAGCTGCCCAGGACCTCGCCGGTGCCGGTGACCAGCGGCCATGCCTCGCCCTCATCCGCCATGGCGCGCAGTTTGCGCATGGAGGCGAAGTCGCCGGCGTAGCCGGGCAGGAGGACACCGGAGAGCGAGATGGTGTCGTCGCCGGGCCCGACATATTGGCTGGCGTCGCGGGCGCCGACGCGCGCGCTGCGGGCGTGGCGCCAGGCGGTGCGGCGGCTGATGTCGGTGAAGGGGACCGACAGGTTTTCGAAGACGAAGAGGCCGAGGGCGAGCAGCATGGATCAATCGTCCTTGTAAGAGGCGTCGCGTGCGACACGCTGCAGGCGCTGGATCTCGGCCATCAGCTCGCGCGCCTGGCTGCGGATGTCGCCGCCGCCGGCGATGGTGATGTGGAATTCATTGTGGTGGGTATGGTGGTGGACGCTTGGCGCAGCCGCGCCGATCGCGCCGATCGCGACAGTCGGGCTGGCGACGGGCGATGCCGCAGAGACGGTGGGCAGGCCGGCGCCGGCGGTCACCGCGGCGCCGATCGTCACGGCATTGCGCAGCAGGCGCGGCGGGGCGCCGGCTGCGGCGATGTCGGTGGCGAGCTGGCGGACGCGATCGAGCGGCCGAGCTGCGCCGCGTTGAACGCCGATCGCCAGGCCTTCGGTCATGTAGCCGCCGAAGCCCATGAAGACGCGGCTCGGCGACTTGATGCCCATGGCGTTCTTGAACCAGCTCTTGGCGCTGTTGGCGATGCCGAGGATGCCGCTCTTGAGTGCACCGAGGCGGCTGCTGATGCCGCGCCACAGGCCGCTAATCAGCATGCCGCCGAAGGAGGCGAAGCTGTTAGGCAGCGAGACGCCGAACCAGGTCATGACGCCGGCGAACGCCTGGCGAAGTAAAGCCAGCGGATTGAAGCTGGAGAGGGCGGCGCCGATGCGGCCGATGCCGGCTGAGGCGAAGGCGCCGAACCGCGCCCAGAGCCCCTGGAACCAGGCGAGGCCGGCGGAGAGGTAGCCTTTGATTGCGTCCCAGTTCTTGTAGATCAGGTACGCTCCAACGGCGATGCCGGCGGCGAGTAGCAGGACGGGATTGGTCACGACCGCGATCGCCATTCGTGCCAGTCCGGTGACGAGGAACCGGGCAGCGATGCCCGCAAAGCGCAGCCCTGCTGCGAGCCCTCGGGATGCTGCGCCGAGCAAGCGAGCGCCTTGCGCGTACCCGGCCAGTGCTAGGCGGATGAGCCCAGCCTTCAGCCATTGCGCGGCGATCCCGGCGAACCGCATGCCAGCGCCTAGCAGCCGGGCTCCGCCGGTTGCGGCGCTCCACGCTATGCGGCCCAATGCCGGACCCAGCCTTGCCAGGCCAGTGCGGATGAAGCGGGTGAAGCGGAGATCGAGGAAGCTGATCCCCTTGCCGACCCAAAGGAGGCCGGTGCGCAGGCGCCCCAGACCGTCGATGGTCATCGCGATACCCGGCGCCATGAGGCCGATGGCGAGGGCCAATGGGCCCAGGACGGCGAGCATGCCGGCGAGGCCGCCCAGAACCGTGACGATCGTTTTGAAGAGCAATGGGTTGCTGTTGCTCAACTGGGTCAACCGATCGGCCCAGCCACCAAGCTTGCCCTGCACCTTATCCAGCATCGGCTCGACGACGCTGCCGACTGTCAGGCTCAAATTCTCCATCTGAAGGTTGAACCTGCGCGACTTCTCCGCGGCGTCGTTCATGCGCTCCAGGAAGTCGGCGTCGACGGTGCCGTTGGCCTGAAGTGCGCCGGCGCGGATCGCCCGATATTCCGCCATGTTGGCGAGCAGCGGGCGCATGGCCTGCTGAACCTGCATGTCGCCGAACAGGAAGGACAGCTTGCTGGGGTCGCCCTTCAGCGCCTGCTGTGTCAGCTCCGTGATGGCCTCGATCGGCGATTTCCCATCCTTGGCCGCCTTCTTCAGCGCCTTGGGCAGATCGACGCCGAAATCCTTGAAGTTCTTGATCGTGTCTTCGGTGTTGATCTTGGCGAGCAGGTTGATGAGGTTGTTGCCGGCGGTGTCGCTGTCGCCGGCGCCCTTGCGCACGATCTGGAGCGCGGCGCCGAGATCGGCGACGGCGCCATTGCCTTTCTGCCCCAGGCCCTGCGCCGCGGCGGTCAGGGCGGGGAAGTGCTTCGCCATATCCTTGACCTCGAACGCGCCCTTCTTGCCCGCATAGGCGAGGATATCGAGCGTCTTGGCCGTTTCGCCGAGCGGCACCTTCAGGTTGTCGTAGGTGGCGAAGGTGGCCTTGGCGAGATCCTCGTTCTGCGCCTTGTACGCGGTCGCCGTCTTGCCGATCGGTTCCATCATCGCCAGCGCCTGGTCGGGCTTCATGCCGAAGCCGGCGAGCTGGTCGACGCCGACGCGCAAATCGCTGGCGAGCTGGTTCACGCGCGGCGCCATGCGCATGATCTCGTCGCCCATTCCGCGTGCCGCTTTGCGCGACAACTCGCCCTTCTGCGCGATGTCGGTCATGCCGGATTCGAACTCGCGCCATTTGCCGCCGGCGATCACCAGCGGCGCACCGACCGCCGCACCGGCCATGGCGGCATTGGCGCCGGCGCCCTGGAGCTTGCCGCCGACCTCACGCGCATTGTCGACGCGGGCGCGGCGGCGCTCGACCGCTTCAAGCCGGCGCTGCTGTTCGGCCAGGCGGCGGTTGGTGGTTTCGATGTTGGTGCCGAGCGTGCGTTCGTGGTCGGCAAGGCGGTTCGTGTCGATGCCGGCGCCGGTCAGTTCGCGCCGCACCGAGGAAAGGCGCTGGGTCTCGCGCGCCAGACCGGCGCTGAGCCGTGCCTCACGCTGCTCGGCCGTGGCGACGGCGGCGGCGAGCTTGGCGGTGGGCTGGGCTGTGGAGGCCAGCTCCTGCTTCAGGCGCATGGTCTTGGCGCTGGCCTCGGCGAGTTTCGCGCTGGTGCTGGTGAGGCGGTTTTCCAGCCCCTTGTACTTGGCGATGCGATCCTGCTGGCGGTTGAGGTCGGCCAGTTCTCGGGTGGTGGCGGCAACGGCATTGCGCGCGCCCGCCGCGCCGCGGCTCATGTTGCGGAGCGGGCCGGTGAGCCGATAGAGCGCCGTGAAGCGCAGGAGAAGATCGAGGTTGCGGCCACCGGCCATGATTCACTCCGGATTTCCCGACCGCGCTATCGCGCGGTCGTGCCATTCCATGAGGCGATGCGGGCGCATGGCGCACATCGCGTCGTAAGAGAGCCCGGGAAGGATGGCGAAGATGTTCGCCATCGCTTCCTCGAGATCGTCGGTCAGGCGGTGCGCAGCCGCCTCGGCAGCAAAAAATCGCCGACCTCGTTGGCGATGCGCATCCAGTCGACAGGATCGATCGCCATGGTCTCGGCCTCGCCGATCGGGTCAAGCGAGATCCGCGGCAGCAGCGCGGCCAGGCTGCGGGTTTCCATCTGGCCGAGGCGGGCGAGGGACAGGCCTCGAAAGGCGCCGCTGTCGGGGCGGCGGAGGCGCAGGCTGGCGATCGGGCGCGGCTCTTCGTCGACGGTGCGCTCAATCGGCTTGACCAGCGGGATGGTGACGATGTCGCCATCGATGGTGATGGCGGGCGCGTCGCTATCGTCGACCTGGAAGAAGCCGGCGATGTCGTGAGCGATCTCCAGCATGTCGGCGCCGTCGATGCGGTCGACCTCCTGGACGATGAGGCCATCGGTGCTGGTGCGGGCGAGCAGCGCGCGGATGCTGTCCATGTCGGCGAGCCCGATCTGGATCAGCGACATGTCGAGCAGGACCGGGGTGGTCGGGCGGCGGAAGGTCAGCTGGGCGAGTTGATCCTCGCCGCGGGTCAGCGGCTTGTCGAGGGTGACGGCGATGGTGGCGGCGAGTGCGGCGGCGAGGCCGATTGCAGTGGCAGTCATGGTGCGGGTTCCTGGTGAAACGGGATCGGAAGGGGCTGTGGATCCGCGGCGCCGATCAGCGGCCCATGGCGAGGCGGATGGCGGCCATGCGGTCGATGCCGTCGATGATCATGATGCAGTTGATCACGTCGATCTCGACCTCCGTGCGGCCGTTGACGCGCCAGCGCAGGTAAGTGAGCGTCGACTTCACCGTCCATTCGGTGTTGTCGCCGGGCTTGGCAGTGCCTGGATCGATCTCGACATGCTTGCCGCGCACCACCAGCTCGGCCGCGGCGACGCTGCCGGTATAATCGTCCTGATAGGCGCCGTTGAAGCGGAGCATTACGCTATCGAGGCCGATCGAGCCGAACTGGCGCATGATGCCGAGGACCAGGCCGCCATATTTGGTTTCCATCTCCAGCTTTTCGAGGCCCATGGAGATATCGACTTCGGCGAGCATGCCGGCGCCGCGCCACTGCTCGACCTTTTCGGCGAGCTTGGGCAGGGCCAGTTCGCCGGCGATACCGGCATAGCTGTCGCCATCGGTGTGAACGTCCCAGTTCTTCAGTTTGGAGGGCAGGCGCATGACGGTAGGTCCTTCAGGTCAGATCGAGGGTGCAGGGGTGCGCGGCGGCGTCAGGCGGCGATGTTGTCCGCGAAGCCGGCGTAATATTTGTCGGTGATGCGCTGGTTGAGCTCCAAGCCCTCAAGCGGGGCGCAGGGCGTGAAGTCGTAGTCGATCACCAGGCGGCCGGCGGCGAGCGCGGCTTCCTGGTTGGCGCCGGGATCGTACCAGCAACTGCCGCCGACGAGCCGGCCCTGGCCGACCCACTGGCGCAGCTGGGCGTTCACGGTTTCGACGATGTCGACCACCAGGCCCTTCGTCATCGGCTTGTCGACAAAGCGGGCGAGCGCGCCGGCGATGGTGTCCTGGATCGCCTGGGACGTGCGCACGGCCACTTCGAAGGCGAACTGGGGTTCGTCGGAGAAGGTGCGATTGCCCCAGAAGCGGCGCCCGTTCATGTTGACCAAAGTGGTCACTTCCCCGGCGTTGAGCAGGCCGGCATCGGTGGACATGTCCTGAAGATCGAAAGCGACGTCCTTGCTCATGCCGGTCACCCCGGCGACGGGGACGTTGGAGATCGACTTGTGGAAGCCGGTCTCTTCGTCGATCGCGGCGCGCAGGCCGAGCGCGATGGCGACAGCCTTGCCGGCCCAGGTGCCGACCGGGCCGCCGGTCCATTCGGGCCAGATGCCCATCAACTCGCGCGAGGCGAACTTTTGGCGGTAGAGCAGGGCTTCCGCGACATTGCCGCCTTCGCACTGGACATAGGCAAAGCCGCGCAGCTTGCGCGCCACCACGGCAATGGCGGTCGCGACGATTTCGCTGTCGAGGCCGGGGCAGCCGATGATCCGCGGACGGACGCCGACCTGGCCCTCGGCCGCGAGCAGCGCCTGCAGGCCGGTATAGGCGTTGTCGATACGCGAGCCGACGACGTTGAGGTCGGTGGCTTCCTCGGCAGTGACATCGCCGGCGGCGACACCGGGTGCCACGCGCACGGCGACGACGATGGGCGAACCGTGATTGGCGATCTCGCCGAGGGCCTTGGCAAGCGTGCCTTCGTTGCCGGCCTTGCCGATCGCGGCGTTCACGTCGGTGATGAGGGTCGGCTTGTCGAGCGGGAAGGCAGTGGCGTCGGCGTCGCTTGCGGTCGCGACGATGCCGATCACGGCAGACAGCGCGGTGAGCGCGAGGGCGGCGCCGGTCAGCGGTTCGTTGACTTTGATGCCGTGGAGAAAGGCCATGGTGTTTCCTTCAGCTAGCGGAGCGGAGTGGGATGGTGAGGATGGTGAGGGCGTTGGCGCCGGGGCGGTCGGTGCGATGCCCTTCCAGAAGCAGCACAGGCCGCGCCGGATTCGCAGTCGCGTCGAACTGGACGCGGGTGAGCGCGATGCGGGGTTCCCAGCGGGCAAGGGCCACTGCCGTGGCGGCGATGACGCGCATGCGGGTGAGCGGATTGCCCGGCTGATCGATCAGCTCGGGAATGGCCGAACCATAGTCGCGGCGCATGAGGCGCGTGCCGATCGGCGTGGTGAGGATGTCGGCGCAGCTTTGCGCGAGGTGCGCGTCGCCGGCGAGCTGGCGCCCTGTGGAAGCGTCCATGCCGATCATTGCGGCGGCCCCGAGACCGCGGCGCCTGCCTGGACCTTGGTATGGATATGGCTCTTGAGGCTCTTGCCGGCCGCAACGACATCCTCGCTGGCGGTGATGGCGCCTTCCACCTCGACGGGCCCGCGGATCTTCACTGGACCTTCCAGCGTGAAGTCGCGCGCGACCATGCGGACGCTGCCGGTGCTGGCGAGTACCTCCAGAAGGTGGCTCTCGGCATCGTAGGCGATGACGGTGCCGTCCGGGAATTCGATCAGCTCGCGCGCGGTGGTGCCCGCAGGCGGGTGCGCATCGCTGGAAACGCCGCGAAGGATGATGGCGCCGACGATGTCGCCGCCGGGGGATAGCACCACGACCTGCTCGCCCACGGTGGGCGGCGACCAGGTGCGGGTGCGGCCGGCGCGGCATTCCAGCCACTTGAGAGGCTGGCTGACGATGTCGCCGATCGCGACGACGCAGCGGCCGGCGCCAAGGTCGACCGAGGTGACCTTGGCGTAGCGGATCAAATCGTCGGCGGTTTCAGCATCGGCCATGCTCGCTGTCTGGCGCAGGCATGACGCGCAGGCGCGTGGACGTTGTTGTAGATCGAGGAGCTACAACAGCGTTCGCGAGGCCGGACCTGCGAGGCGCCAGTCTTCAGAGCGTGCTGGTGCAGCGCCCGCCGCGACGGCGCAGGCGCGGCTCGTAGGTGATCCGCATGCGGGCGCTGTCGAGGTTCATGGTCCGCTGCGTGTCGACGGCGGGGCGGGCAATGGCCTGGAAATCGAAGCCGAAGGCGGAAGAGAAGATCGCGTCGGTGGTGAGCGGCGCGCCCCAGGCATCGTCGATCGCGCCATAGCTGCGGAACGCCTCAGCGGTTGGCCAAGCGGTGGGAGAGGCATGGTCGATGGCGCTGATCCGGTCGGTGGCGTCGCCGGCCGCGCCGTTCACCAGGTGCACTGATGCATCGAAATAGGTGCCGGCGAGCGAGCAGAGGCCCTCAAGCTGCAGTTCGACGCCGAGGATTCGCGCGCCGGGTGGGATGATGGTGGCATCGAAGCCGAAGCCGGTGCCGCGCAGGACGCGCGTGCTAACGGTAGTGGTGCCCGATGTCGTCACGGACGCGCGCGAATTGTCGCTGGCGGTCAGGCGCCCCGAGTTCGCCCAGGCGGTGGTTCCGCCCAGAGCGGAGGGCATCGCAACCGCGGTCACATAGCGCCAGGCGGTTTGCTGGATCACTGGATCAGCCCCGCAATGTCGCTCAGCTGCGGATCCGCAGCGTTGGGCGCGGTGATGGTGACCAGGTCGCCGGCAGCGAGCGCGGTGCTGGTGAACACGGCGTTAGCCACGGTGCTGGCCGGTGCGAAGGTGGCCGTGCCGATCGTGGCCCCATTACGCCGGATGGTGAAGGTGGTGGCCGCGCCGGCGCTGACCAGCGAGCGCAGGATGCCCGAGCCGATCGTCATGGCGTAAGGCATGATCGACGAGGCGATGACCTCGCCGGCCGCGGGGGCGCCGCCGCAGAAGAAGCTGACGCCCTGGGTCGAGTTGTCGGCGTTGAGGAGGTGGATCAGCCACCCGCCGGTGAGGCGGTCCCACTCGATCGAGAAGAGAGCGATGCGCTTGAAGCCGCTGAACATCGCAGGACCTGGCTGGCCGTTGATCGGCACGTCGCCTTCTGCCGTGAAGTAGATCGTCCCGGTCGGCGCCCCGTTCGGGCCGGTGCCCCGCGCCTCGTAGCGCGCGCCGCTATAGCCCATGTTGCGGCGCAGGCCGGTGCTGAGCTTACGCAGATAGACGTCGCGGCTCGTCACCTCGCACTCGGCGTAATAGGCGCTCTCCCGGTTGGGATCGATCGCAAGCGCGTTGGCGCGGCGGCTGTTGGCCGAAGCGGAAAGGTCGACGGGGCGGCGGTAGTTCTCCGGGTTGGGCTTCTCGTACTGGCAGCGGCGATGATTGTGCATCACCGTGCTGCCCTCCCAGCCCGAGATTGCCGAGGGCCGGTAAATGGCCGTGTCGTGAAGCGGCAGGAAGGTCCAGTTGCTGTCTGCCGAGGGCTCCTGATGCTGCCCGCCGATATGGACCCTGCCGAAGTCGCCGTTCTGGCCGTTCGCCATCACCACGTTGGCGCGGCAGTTCTCGTTATAGATGAGCTCGATTTCGTCGGGCTGGTGCACGCCGTACTGGCGCAGGCCGGCACCCAAAACCATGCCGGCGCTCTGCGCCGAGAGCTTGAACTTGCCGCCATAGAGCGCGTCGGTGACCAGCGCGGCGCCGGAAAGCTGGAATTCGAAGTCGCCACTTTGCTCGTTGCTGTCGGCGCCCGCGAGATAGACGCCGCCGCCGAACATGTAATCGAGCGTGGCGGTGCCCTGGATGCGCAGGTCGACCCAGGGAAACAGCCGCAGCTTTCCGGGAGACGGCGCGGAGCCGTCATAGCCGTCCGCTCGCGTGACGCCGAGGACCAGGCGCGGCGAGCCGTTGATCCACACCTTCCACGACTTGCGCGACGAGCCGGTGCCCATAAGCATGGCGTCTTCCGGGATCACCGACACGTCGACCTCGGTATATTGGTCGGCGGTGTCGGGGTCGCCCTTGTGGACGGGATTGGCCCAGGTGGCGGTGAGCGACAGGCCCGCGCTTGCTGCGCCCGAGCCGCAGTAGAAGCCCGAGCGCTTGGCGAAGCGAATGAAGCTGTTGTTGCCGGAATAGACGCCGCAACCGGCATAGCGGAAGGTGCTGTAGTACGCGCCGCCGCCGGTCCAATCCATGCCGCGGCAGTCGTTGAAGGTCTCGCCGAACAGGCAGCCGCGCGCTTCCCATTCGCTGGAGCCGTAGCCGTACAATTCGACGGTGAGCCCTGCCTTCACGTCGCGCTGGCCGCGCCAGTCGATCATCTGGGTCATGGGCGCGAGCGCGCGCAGACGCAGCCGACCAGTCAAGGTTTCAGTGGCGACGTTGGGTCCCCAGACGATCGGGGCGGAGATGTTGCCATTGGCGGTGCAGTCGGCGCTGGGGAACACGGTGCGGGTGATCGCGTCGGTAAAGGCCTGCATGGCGTCGGTGTTGTCGGCCGCGGCCGCGCGGAAGCCCCACATCTGGGGCCGCGCGACCTGCTGGGTGGAGAGGCCGAAGACGCGGCCGTCGCTGGCGGTGAAGCTGGTGCGTTCGTCGACGAACGGCACGTACAGGTCGCTGGTGCCGGCGTAGAGCTTGACCCCACGCACTCGGATCGAGCCCATGGCGGCCGAGACCGCGACGTTGCCGGGGCCATTCGCCGGATAGAGCCGTGCGGAAGTGACGGTGGAATTGATCGGGGCCAGGCCGGAGACGACGATGCGGTAGCGGTCGCCAAGGTCGACGGTGTGATAATCATAGGGCAGGCTCGAGGCGGCGGCATGCGCGCTGCCAGGCGTCACGGCGCCGGTCTGGGTGTCGAGGTAGAGATCGTACTGCGTGGGCACGCCGCCATCGAAGCGGAGGCGCACGATCGCCTTGCGGGTCGTGGCGGGCACATCATCCTTGGCGACTTCGACTTCCAGGGTCGCGATGTCGGGCACGAAACCGGGCAGCTGCGTTTCCCAGCGCTGGTAGCCGGCGCCGGTGTCGGTGATCGTGGTCCAGGTCCCGTCGAAGCTGGCCGTGGTGGCACCAGCCCATAGCGGGCCGGTCAGGTCGTTGGGTTCGGCGACCTGGCTGGTCTGGTCGGGCGCATAGGCCGAGAGTTCGTCCAGGACGTAGAGCGCGGCCCCTTCGCCCAGGCTGGCCCAGCCGGTGGTTCGCACCGTCTTGACGCCGGCCGGGATGTCCATGCCGTTCGCCTCGGTGAAGAGGCCGATCGCGCTCATGTCGCCGCCAGGATCGCCCTTCGGACCACGCCCGAAGAACGCCGACAGATAGGCGACCAGCGCCGCCATGGTGGTGCGCCGGGTGGCGCCGCCCTGGAGCAGCGGCAGGATTTCTTCGCCCTGCAGCAGGTTGGTGACGGGAAGCGCGCTGATCTTGGCCATCAGATCCTCATGATGAAGAAGAGCGCGAAGGACGGCTGTGTCACGTCGATCGTCGCCTGGTGTTTGTGAGCGGGCACCGCGTCCATGGAGAGGGCGAGATCGCCCGAGCCCGCGGTGTTGCCGGCAACGCCGTGCGCGTGGCCGGGATCGGTCAGTGAGGCGGTTGCAACCGAGACGCCGTTGCCGCCGCGCGCAGTCTCGGTCAGCATCGTGGTGTTGAGCGTGACGCCGCTCTGCGCCTGGGCCGTGTTGAGGTTCACGCCGTGGGCGTGGGAGGGCAGCTTGCCAGCGGGCGTGTGTGCGCCGGCATCGGAGGTGTCGACCGTTCGGCTTGTGGCGCCGAAGGCATCGCCCAGGTTGCGCGCGCCGCCGGCGCCGACCACGGCGCGGTCGCGCAGATCGGGCGTGGCGATCTCACCCGCGCCATCGCTGCGCTGGACCTTGCGGCCGTCGCAGATCGCCCAGCCGCTGGGCACGGCAGCCGCCGCGCCCCACCACATCATGACGGCGCCGAGCGGCAGCAGGTGCTTGAGCTTTTGGGGGCTTACGAAGCACTCGTCGGCGGTCCCGGCATCGACTTGCGCCTGGGTCGCCACGCGCGCGACGCCCTGTACCGTCTCGGTCGCGGGCGGATTGACGAAGTTGGCGTCGCCAAAGCTGATCGCCGCGACCTGCTCGGCCGGGAAGCGCAGGTCGAGCGCGAGCAGCACCATCGACGCGCCTGCCTTCTCGACCAGCGGGACCGCTTGCCCGTAGACGGCGAACAGGGTGCCGTCGGCGAGGAACAGGCCGAAGCCGCGCACGCTATAGGTCTCGGGCGTCGCATCGCGCACCAGCAGGTGCACCGTGTCGGGCCCGGTGACGGTGCCCGACAGGGTGTCGAGCCGCTTGAACTCACCGGGAAGCGCGGTGAGCGTGGGCGCGAGGTAGAAGCTAGCCGCGGTGAAGCCGACCGTGGCGATGCGCAGGTCGATGTCTTCGCCGAGCTGGGCGCGCGTGAAGGCGGCGATGCCGGCGTTGGTGATGACGAGCCGGAGCGGATTGAGAACGTCCATTATTCTTCCTCGAGCAGAGCGCCGGACTCGGCCTGGAGCGGTTCGCCGTCCTCGGTCTGGATGACGGTCAGCCACCAGGGATCGGCGTCGGGTGCGGCGATGCCGGGCAGTCGATCGAAGCGGACGGCGCGCGCCGCGCCGACCACGCGGATGGCGGCCGTGGCGGTAAGCTGCTGGACCAGGACGAAGTGTTCGCGCAGCGGCTTTACTCGCGACACCTCGCGGATGACGGCTTCTGCAAAGCGAGCGGTGGCGCGCTTACCGCCTGCGGCGCCGAGCGGCAGGATGACTTCGAAGGTGTGGGGCGCGGCGCGCGGATTGGCCTGGTGCCACTCGACGATGGTCAGCAGCTGGTCGAAGCGCGCGAGTACGGCTTCGACGGACACGCGCGTGCCCTTCACGCGGTGCAGGGCGATCGACCTGGCGACGGCGTCGCGCTTGGTAGCCTCGGACCAGTCTGGATCCCAATTGTCGGTCGACAAGGACCAGGCGAGCCAGGGCAGCAGGTCGAGCGCGCAGGTCGCAGGATCCCAAAGCTGCTCGATCGGCATTTCGACGCCGGCGATCGCGGCGATGCCGGCTTCCAGGCCGCGTTCGAGCCGAGTGGCGTTGGGCGGCAGCAAGGACGTCATGCGGCATAGCCGGCATGGGTGATGGTGATCGCGGTTGGGAGCGCGGCCTGGGCGAGCGTGCAGACCACGTCGCCGGCGGGGCTGGGGAGAGCGACGTTCTCGACGCCAGGTACCTTGAGCGCGGCGATGATGCCGGCGCGGTTGATGTCGCGGCCGAGCTTACGGTTCTCCGCCAGATAGGCGTCGAGCGAGGCGCGTGCTGCTGCCAGCACCATGTTCACGTCGGGGCCGCTGAAGGTGGTGAGCGTGGCGACGATCGCGAAGCGGACCAGCGTGGCGGAGGCCACAGTGACCAGGTCGCCCAGGGGGCGAATGGCGGGATCGTTGACGATGGCTGCGACAGTAGCGAGCAGCTCGGCCGAGGCGGTGCCGTCGCCCGCGCGCGACAGGATCGAGACCAGCACTTCACCGGGTGCCGGCGACGTGGCGCTGGCATCGAGCACCTCGCCGCTCGCATCCTTGGCATGCTTCACATAGGCGAGCTCGGGCCCTGCCACCGAGAAGCCCTCGGGCGCCAGCACGACACGCTGGCGCAGGGCGTCGTCATCCTCAAGAACCGCGGCGGCGCCGGTCACCGGATTGGTTGGCGTGATCTCAAACCGCGCGACGCCGACCAGGGCGGCCAGGTGGTCCAGCCGCTCTTTGGTGGCATAGGCGACCATCAACTGGCGGGCCGCGTCGTTGAACTGTTGGCGGACCAGCAGCACCATATAGGCGGCGACCTGCATCACCTTCACGGCGGGATCGCTGTCGACGGTAGCATCGAACTCGGGAACGATCTGCTGCACGCGCCCGATCATGTCTGACAGGATCTGCTCGAAGCTTTGCTGCTCGACGATCGTCGGCGCCGGTAGGCGCGACAGGTCGACGGTGGAGGAACTGAAAGTAGCGGCCATGGTGCGCCATGTCGTCGCGGAGGCATGAACGCGGCTAGGGCCGGTTGTTGTAGGACCGGGCGCTACAACAAGGCGTCAGGTGTCGAAGTGTCCTGCGATGATGTCGAGGAGCCGTGCGCGATCTCCATCGGAGATGCCAAGAACCTCCCGGACTGGATACTCGATGGCGGGACCACTCGGGTTCACCCGATCACGAAGCCCGAGTTGGTGTATCCGCATGATCCGCGCCGTTGCGCCCGCGAAGCCGATCTGCGCGCCTTCCGGCGTGGCGCGGGCGCGGAGGAACTTGCCGCCGCCGGCGCGCGCGAACATCGCCTCACGCCGCAGGGCAGAGGGCCCGATTCGCTCGCGCAGGGACTTGCCCTGCTTGCGCGGCTGACGCGGCGCCATGGCTTCGCCATCGGGCTCCACATTGTCGCGGATGCGCTCGGCATTGGCCTTGCGGAGGTCGCTGGCCAACTTTCGCGCCAACGCGGTGCGTGCGGCCGGGGTGACCTGGTCGATCAGGCGGGCGATGCGGAGGTCGAGGTCGGTGAAGTCGCTCACAAGCGCAGGACGGCGCCAGGTGCGAGCAGCTCCGATCCTTCCAGCGTCGGCTCGGGTAGGGTCGCGATCGGGCCGGCTGCGGGGCCCCGCACTGCTTCGTCCAGGTCGAGCGTGACTAGGATGTCGACCTTGGCATCGTCGAGCACCTGGATCTCGAACGCGATGCCGGCGTCCTGGTCGAGCGGGCGGAGCAGCAATTCGGGCTGCTCGATCGCAAGCCAGGCGGCGATCGCCGCGAAGAAGGTGTGCGGTTCGTCCGCCGCGAAGTCCATCAGCAGGAGGGACAGCTTGTAGCGATAGTCCATCGCGGCCGGGCCGGCGTGGCCGAGCGAGCGCACGCGGCCGTTGTCGATCCACATCTTCAGCTGATGCGGGTTCGTCGCCAGCGCCGGCACTGCTTCGGTCAGCGCGGCGCGGAGGCTGTCGGGCTTCCTCACTTGGCGCCGGCCGGGCAGGTGCCCGGCGCGTTCCAGTTTACCAGCCGGTCAAGCTGGGAGGCGTTGCCGGCAAAGGCGCGGGCCAGGCGGATGATGCCGGCGCGGATCGACGTGGGGATTTGGGCGATCAGCGCGGGATCCTCGGGCAGGCCCTGGGGCCGCTCCGCGCAGCCGGTCAACTCGGCGGGCGGGGTCCGCTCGATCGGCGCGGCGACGGGCACCGGCTTGTCGACCGGGACTTCAACGGTTCGCAGGGCGCAGCCCGGCAACGCCGTTGACAGCAGCGAACCAATCACGATCGACAAGGTTTTTGCGTTCAGCTTCGGCATCGGCTGCCTCCATGCGTTCGGCCGCCGATCGCGCTGCTTCGGCAGCGGAGCGGGCGGCCAGGGTGTCGGTGTTCTGGCGTTCGGCTTGTTCGCGCATCGCCGCGGCGAGCAGCTGGGCGGTCTGTTGATCGGACTGCGCCTTGAAGCCGGCGAGATCCGTGACGCGGCGCGTGCAGAGCTGGCCGCGGGCGTGCTTCACCGCGACCGTCTTCCCGTCGATGGCTTTGGCGGGATCGATGGAGGGGCCGAATCCGGCGCCGGCGCCCGCGCAAGTGACCTCGGCCCATTGCACCACCGCATCGCGATCGGCGCGGATCTGCTGGAGCTGGACGTAGAGCCAGGCACCGACGATCGCGACGGCGAGCAGCACAAGGAAGCCGATTTCGCCCTTCAGCTTGGCCCACAGGCCGGTGAGCAGGATCTTCATGCGGGTTCCTTTCCGGTCTGCATCATCGCCTCCAGGCGAACGGCGCGCTGACCGACCTGACGGTGCCACTTCGACGCTTTCATGCCGGCAGCGGCGCCGGCGAAATTGCCGCGCTCGATCATGGCGAGGGTGTTGGTGAAGCTGAGCAGGCCCGACACGCCGCGGCGGCCTACCCCCATGTTGAAGCACATGTTGAGCAGGACGCGCTGGCGCACCGGGTTGAGCGTGCGCCACCAGGGCAGCGCGCGATCGAGATCCCGTTCGCAACGGTCGATGTCGCTGTCGAGCAAGGTGCGGCTCTGCGCCTGGCTGATGCCACGCGCGACGCAGCTGGAGACGGTGATGCCGAGCTTGGCCGTCTCCGCGGCCGAGATCCCGACATCGTCCAGGTTGCGGCCGACGCCGATCGTGCGCTTGCCGGCGGTGCAGCGATAGACGGCGAGCTTCTCGCCCTCGTCGCGGACGAGCTCGACGCGCAGCTTCTGGCGATCATAGGTCACAGGCGGTCCTTTCGCGGGAAGAAGCGGTCGAAGATCGCGGCGGGCAGTTCGGCCACCTTTTCGGTGCAGGCGGCGATGAACTTGGGCGTGGCCTTGAAGGCGATCATGCCCATCACGAAGCCGATCGCCTGCGCGACATAGGCGCTAAGCGACCAGATGCCGCTGGTGAGGTTGGTGACGAAGAAGCTGACCGTGATGCCGACGGCCATCTGGATCGCACGCTGGCCCCAGGTGAGGCCGGTCTCATAGGTGAGGCTGACCGCCGCACCGAGCGCCGCCGGCACCAGGCCGCCGAGGAACGTCAAGGCGGCCATGCCTGCTTCGTGGATGTGTTCCTTCATGACAGGTCAGTCCCAGAGCTGGACGAGGGGAAGCTCGTCGGGGGCAGCGGCGGTATCGGGCAGTTGGACCTGGTGGCCGGCGGGCAGGCCGGCGCCGATCGCGGCCAAGCCCGGGTTCAGCAGCAGCGTGGCTTCGACGGCGGCGGGGCCGCCGCCCGTCACGCGCCAGACGAGCGCATCGAGCGGCTCGCCATCGAGGGCGTGGGCGATCGTTGTCATACGAGCCGGACCTTGGTGCGGCCCTTGCCCAGCATGTCGCGGACGCAATGCGTTGCAACGCGGCGGTGATGGTCCGCCGGCGATTGTTCGGCTTCCTCACGCTTGCGGCCGCCCTCGGTCGCCGACAGCGTGTCGTTGAAGTCGGACAGGATCGCCGCGGCCTCCGCGCGCACGGCGCGGCCGTACAGTTCGACTAGGCGGCCGGCGCCGTTGATGGTTTCCTGCTCAACCTCGGCAAGCGACGTGGCGGCGGTCTTCAGCTTCCAGTCGCGCAGCTGGCGGTTGATCGAGAGCATGGCGCCGACGATCGCGTCGCGGACGCGGTGATCGGTGATGGCAGTGGTGACGTTGAGAATCTGGCGCGTCGACGCGATCGACATGGCCGGAAACCAGCCATCGTTGCCGATCAGATCCGGCAGTGCCGGTTGGGCTGGAGCGGCGGAGGCCGGCGGTGTCGAAGTGAACGCGTTCATCGGAGATCCTGAGCGAGGCTGGCGGGGGGTGGGGAGCGAGCTGGCGCGGTCGGCACGAAGCCGGCGTTCGATCGGCTCCGCCCCCCGAGCGCTCGCGGGGCGAGAGGGTCAGCGCAGTGCGCGCCTAATTCTGTGCGTGGTCAGCTCCTTCCGCGCCGGCGGCTTCGACCAGTTTGCGGATCTCGCGCTCGATGCGGTTGAGGTCCTTCTTCACGCCGGCCGAGGCGTTCAGCTCCTGGGCACGCCGCAGGTGGATGGCGGCGCGTTCGTAGGCCGCGCGCTTGCCGCCGGCGACGCCGTCCGCGTCGGGTTCAAGCCGATCGGCGCGGCGCAACAGGTGGAGGCCGCGCGCCTTTTCCATCTTGGCGCGGACCTGGTCGGGCATGTCGTGGATCTCGACCAGGTCATCGACCTGGGCGAGGGTATCCAAGTCGAAGTCGGTATCCTGCCCGAGTGCTTTCAGAGCGGCCTCGGCCGTTTCTTCAGCGATCAAGGTTGCCGCCGTGCGCTCGAAGCGCTCGGGCAGAATGAGGTTGTGGCGCAGCACGTACTCAGCGAGCGGGATCGCACCCGCGAAATCGCCGACGTCGATGCGCCAGATCATGACATGGGTGACGATGTCGTCCTGGGCGCCGCCCTTGCCGGCGGCATCCGCCTGCAGCACGCCCTCGATCCACGGATCATAGGCGGGCAGCATGGTGCGCTTCGCCTCGATCTTGCGTTCCGTGGATTGGATCTCGCGCAGCTGGCGCAGATCCACGCCCAGCGCGGCGCGCTGGAGCAGATAGGCCTCGGTCGCGGCCACCGGCGGGCGAACCGCGCCGGCGGGCGCCGAGCCCGCACGCGCGGCGGCGCGTGCGAGGTGCAGCTTGGCAGGGGACATCGCCATCGGATCAGGCCGCGGGAAGGATTTCGATGTTGTCGACCATGCAGGCCGCATCGTAATCCTCGATCACATAGCCTTCGTTCGAAGAGTTGAAGTCCTCGATCCGGTCGCGCGCGGGGTTTTCCTGCACGTAGCGGCGGCGCTTACCGTTCTGATAGTAGATCGACAGGTTCTTGAACGGGGTGATCAGGACGGCATTGTCGGGGAAGAACGGCACTTCGGCAGCCTGACGCCCGCCCAGGCGCTTCGACGACATGATCAGGTCGCGGGCGATCTGTTCGGTCGGCTTTTCCTCCGCGTTGATCAGCGGGAAATACTTGTCGTGGAGCAGACCCTGGCCGCAGATCGCGACCAGGTCGGTGCGACCCTTGGCCCAGCTGGGCAGCAGCGACTGCACGGCGTCCCAGACCAGCGCGTCGAGGGTGGCATAGTCGCCGCCCTTGCCGACCTGGACCTTGCCGCCAGCGACCGCGCCTTCTTCCATCACGCGCACCTGGTTCTCGGTGCGCATGCGCTCCAGCCAACCGATGTTGACGTCCTGGCCGAGGGGATTGGCGACGCGATCGGTGGTGGGCGCGATGCTGACGCCGTTGAAGCCGATCGCGATGCGGTCGAGCTGGCAGCGCTCGACGATCGCCGCGGCGATGCGGGTCTGGAAGTCGGGAAAGCGCGACCAGACGTCGAGCTGGTTGTAGGTGATGTGGGTGTCGAAGTTGGTCTGGGCCACCTTGTAACGGTGTTCCTCCAGGCCGTGGACCGAGCGCGTCTCGCGACGGCCACCGCCGTTGGTGTCGGTGCGGCCGGCGATCATGCCACCGATCGACAGGCCGACCGTGGCGCCTTCCATGTCGTCGACGCCGATCACGTTGATCTGCGACAGGAAGGCACTCGATTCCTGCACCCGCGTTTCCAGATTCTGCTGGATCTGAGGCGCGACGTTGAAGGACTTTTCGATGTTGCTGACGCCGTTCATCCGGGCGACGTCGGCATGATATTCGTCGAGCAGTTCGCGGGTGTCGTTACGCATGCCCATGGGACGGGTCTCCGGGTTTCGGTGAGTTTCGGGGTAGGAGGCGAGCGCCAGGCGCCGCTTAGAAGTCGGCCTTGGCGAAGTTGCCGCGACCATCGGCCGGCGGACGGCGCACCTGGCTGGCGTCGGTGTTGCTGAACGTGGTCGACAGCTGGGTCTGTTCGCCTTCGACAACCGTCAGGCGGGAGCCGATGCCGTCGACCTTCTCGCTAAGCTTGGTGATGCCCTGGAGAACCTGGGCGAGATTGGCGCTTAGATTGTCGTTGTCGGCCTGGGGCGGGGCAGGCGGGGCGGGCGGCGCAGGCGGCGCCGGTGGAGCGGGCGGGGTTTCGCCCTTCGTGAACATCTTCATCATTGCCGCGAAGAGGCTGGTCTCATCGCTGGGTGCGGTGGGTTCGACGAAGTCCAGCTTCACGCCCTCGTCGACGGCACTGAAGAAGTTGCCGGGTGCGACCTTGCGCGAAGCGAGCGGGTTCTTGTCGCCCTGGCCCGCGGCAAAGGTCATGATTTCGGTGCCGAGCGAGGCCGGGCTGTCGGTGAAGGCGAGGCCCTGGAGGTACGCCTTGCCGGTGCCGGCAAAGTTCGGGTTGATCTCGATCGAGGGGAAGAGCTTCTGCTTCTTTGCATTGAGCGCGATGAGTTCGTCGGTGGCGTTGACCTGGCCGTACAGAGCGAGGCGCTTCTCTTCCTTGCCGCCGATCGACAGGGTCACTTCGGCCGTGGAGAGCGCGACAACGTCGCCATAGGCGCCGAATGGACCATCGGGGGTGAGGCCGCGGATGTGCTCCATGTTGCTGTTCGCCGTGTAGGTGGCGGGCACATAGGTTTCCGCCATGTCGACGATGTCCTGGCGGGAGATGGTGCGGCCGTCACAGGTCGCGCCTTCGGTGGCGAAGCGGAAGGGTTTGGACAGCTTGGACATGGCGCTCGGCGTGCTCCGGGTGGTTCGGGTGGACGCGGGCGGGAAAGGGGGAACCGGCCCGCGTCCTGAGCCTGCAACAAGCGGGAGAATGGCCCCGGAGCGCAACGCGGGGCTGTTGTAGCTCGCGGTGCTACAACAAGCGCCGGGGGCACCAGGGCGGGTGGTGCGGGTAGCGTCGCCCACGATGCCGACAGAACGCCATCCCGAACCCACCGCGCCGATTCACGACGAGCGCTACCTGGACCCGCGCCGCCTGGCGCGGAGCCTGTACTGGCGTGGGTGGGGCGTGACCGAGCTGGTGGACGAACTGAACCAGCTGCACGGCCTGGACCTGAAGGTCGCGACCGTCGCGAGCTGGAAGGGGCGCGACAAGTGGGATGAGGCGCCGCAGATCGAGCGCGCCGAGGATTGCACCGTCGCGCGCTACTGCATGCTGGTCGCCAAGGAGACCAAGAGCGGCAGCGACTATAAGGAAATCGACCTGCTCGGTCGCCAGATCGAGCGGATGGCGCGGGTGCGGCGCTACCTGGCGCCGGGTGGCAACGAAGTCGACCTGAACCCCAAGGTGGCGGCGCGGAATGCCGGGCCGAAGAAGCCGGCCCGCAAGAACCACCTGGACGAGCTGCAGATCGCCACGCTGATCGACGCGTTCGAAAACGACCTGTTCGACTATCAGCTGGCCTGGCGCGGGCCGAAGGACGATCTGCTGGGCGGCACGGCGCTCACCACGCGCTTCATCCTCAAGAGCCGCCAGATCGGTGCAACCTATTACTTCGCACGCGAAGCATTCATCCGGTTGCTCCAGACCGGCAACAACCAGATATTTATTTCAGCGAGCCGGGCCCAGGCCAACAACTTCCGCGCCTACATCATCGACTTCGTGATGAAGGTGACGGGCGTCCAGTTGCAGGGCGATCCGATCACGCTGGACCTGGACGGGGTGGAGGGGCCGCTGGGTGAAGCGCCCAAGCTGTACTTCCTAGGCACCAACTACCGCACCGCGCAGTCCTACCATGGCGACGTCTATGTCGACGAAGTCTTCTGGGTACACGGCTTCGAGCAGATAGACGACGTCGCCAGCGCCATGGCGAGCCAGAAGCGGTATCGCATCACCTATTTCTCGACGCCGTCGACGATCGCGCACCAGGCGCACAAGAAATGGTCGGGCGAGGCGTATAACGAGGATCGGCCCAAGGGCGATCGCGCCGACTTCCGCTTCAGCGACGAGCAGCTGCGCGCCGGCGTCGTTGGCGCGGACGGGATCTGGCGGCAGAAAGTCAGCATCCTGGACGCGCAGGCGGGCGGTTGCGACCTGTTCGACATCGACCGGCTGCGCCGGCGCTATGCGCCCGACGTCTTCGACAACCTCTATATGTGCAATTTCGTCGACGACACCGCGTCGATGTTCCCGTTCAACCTGATGCGCAGCTGCGGCGTCGACAGCTGGGACGCGTGGGCCAAGGACTTCGACCCGTTCGCCGTCCGGCCGTACCGCGATGGCGAGGTGTGGATCGGGTACGATCCGGCCGAGAGCGCCGCAGGCGACGATGCGGCGCTGGTGATCATCGCCGCGCCGAATGGGCCCAAAGGCAAGTTCCGGGTGCTGGAGAAGCACCGGCTCAAGGGGCTAGGCTTTACCGAGCAGGCCGCGAAGATCCTGGAACAGCTCGACCGCTACAATGTCGGCTATATCGGCATCGACAGCACCGGCGTCGGCGCGTCTGTGTGGCAGCTGGTGGTGAAGAAATTCCCGACCGCGAAGCGCATCGACTATTCGGTGCCGGTGAAGACGCAGATGGTCCTGAAGGCCAAGAGCGTGATGCAGGCCAAGCGCCTGGAGTTCGACCAGGGCGCGCGCGACATCATGGCGAGCTTCATGGCGATCCGCGCCGAGCTGACCAAAAGCCAGCGCCAGGTGACCTATGTCGCCAGCCGCGCCGGCGACACCGGCCACGCGGATCTGGCCTGGGCGATCATGCATGCGCTCTACAACGAGCCGCTCGATCCCACCGACACCACCAGCACTAAGACGAGAGTGAGAGCCCTTCATGCAAAGTCCGATGATCCCAGCGCCGGCGAGCAGCGCCGGCGCCGACGCCGCGATCGCGACGAGCGCGGGCGGTGCGGTGGTGAACGCCGGCGCCGGCCGCAGCCGGACCAGGGCGTTCCGCTTCGGCGACGCGGAGCGAGTGCTCGATCGCCGCGACCTGATCAGCTATGCCGAGTGCGCGCTGAATGGCCGGTGGTACGAGCCGCCGTTGCCGCCCAAGGCGCTGGCGCGCACCTATCGCCTGACCGCGCATCATTCGTCGGCACTGCAGTACAAGCGCGATCAGCTCGTGCGGCACTTCAAGCCGTCGCGCCTGCTCGACCGGCGCAACTTCGCCGATTTCGCGCTGAACTTCCTGACCATGGGCAACGCTTTCCTCGAGCGGCGTGACAACCTGGGCGGTCAGCCGTTGAAGCTGCTCAACGCGCCGGCGATCCACACGCGGCGCGGCCGGGACGATGGCCAGTTCTTCTGGGTACCAAGCTATCGCCAGGAGAGCGAGTTTGCGCCGGGCAGCGTGTTCCAGCTGTACGAAACCGACCTGGAGCAGGAAATCTATGGCGTGCCGGAATATCTGGCGGCGATGCAGTCGGCGTTCCTGAACGAGCAATCGACGCTGTTTCGCCGGCGATACTTCGAAAATGGCAGTCATGCCGGGTTCGTGTTCTATCTGAGCGAACCCACCATGTCCGACGAGGATGCCGACGACCTGGAGGACGCGCTTGAGGATTCCAAGGGCGTGGGCAACTTCAAGAACCTGTTCATCCATGCGCCGGGCGGGAAGAAGGACGGGGTGCAGATCATCCCGATCGGCGAGGCCGCCGCCAAGGACGAGTTCCTGGGCATCAAACAGGCGACGACCGAGGACATCCTCGCCGCGCACCGCGTGCCGCCGATCCTGCTAGGCTTCGTGCCGCGCAACGCCGGCGGCCTGGGCAGCATAATCGATGCGGCCAACGCCTTTCACTGGAACGTGATCGAGCCGATCCAGACGCGCATGCTGGAGGTGAACGACTGGCTGGGTGAGGAAGTGGTCGCCTTCAACGACTATCAGCCGATGATGAAGAACCCGGCCGCGCAAGCGGCCTGACGAGATACCTCCGCTGGCCTTCATGGCCGGCGGGGGCGCTGGGTTGCCGCCCAGCTGACCGACGAGGATTCGCTCGCCACGACCGCGGCCATTGGCCGTCCCGCACCCGGCATGTCGCCGGGCGCGTTCCTACAAGAGAGCGAAATCCTACATGTCCAGCACCATTGTTCAGCCGGTCGCACCCGCGGCGGGCTATATCGGCGGCAAGCGCAACCTGGCCGGCCGGCTCACCCGCATCATCGAGCGCGTTGACCACCAGCTCTATGCAGAGCCGTTCGTCGGCATGGGCGGGATATTCCTGCGCCGGCGCACCAAGCCCAAGGCCGAGGTGATTAACGACATCTCCGGCGATGTCGCCAACCTGTTCCGCGTCCTGCAGGCGCACTATCCCTATTTGATGAACGAGCTACGCTTCCAGGTGACGAGCCGGGCCGAGTTCAACCGGCTGCTTGCATTGCCAGGCGATCGGCTGACCGACCTGCACCGTGCGGTGCGGTTCTTGTACCTTCAGCGCCTGTCGTTTGGCGGGCATGTCAGCAAGCGCCACTTTGGCGTCGATGCGAGCCAGGGCGCCCGTTTCAACGTCACGAAGCTGGAGCCGATGCTCGCGGACATTCACGACCGGCTTGCCGGCGTAGTGATCGAGCAACTCGGCTATGCCGACTTCATCCGGCGCTATGATCGGCCGGGCACGCTTTTCTACCTCGACCCGCCCTACTGGGGTTGCGAGACGGACTATGGCCAGGACGTGTTCGCGCGCGCGGACTTTCAGGCGCTGGCCGACCAGTTGCGCCGGATCCGCGGACGCTTCCTGCTGTCGATCAACG